TCAATATCTTGATAACCACTAGCGCTTTGTTCTAAAATTTGTAAGTTAGTATTTGTGATAGTACCCCAAAGACCAGCTTTTTCTCCTGTTGCTACTATCTCTAATTTTAAATCTGATGAAAATGTTGATGCCATAATTTTAACTTGGATCTATTGGTGTCCAAACCATGTTTGCTCCTGGAACTATTTCGTTCCATGTTATTATACCTACGTCATTTGTAGCCACAGTTAATGGTGAACCATTAGGGCTTACAAGTGCTTCTCCTGTTACTGTAACATTTCCAGTCGCTAACGTCAATGCGTTTCCTGAGACAGGGGCGCTAGCACCAGCAGTAACTGTGATTGTACCAATACCTAATGTTAATGGGTTAGCTGTAACAGTAAAATTAGCCTCACCTGTAATACTTAAAGTACCAAGGCCTAATGTTAATCTGTTTGGATCTGCATCTTGGGTAACAGCGTCCGCTATAATACCTACACTACCAATCGTAACAGTTAATTGATTGGCTGATAGACTTACCGTAACGTCGTTATCCGGTCCTGATGTAGCAAAAGGTAATGCTGATATTGCGTCAAATCCTAAACTCATAGGGATTTATACCATTTTTTATAAAGATAAAATAGTTAATTTTATTTAAAAGGAGGTCCACCAAACCACATTACTAGTGATTTTCTATTGCCTTTAGTGACTGGGGTAACTCTGTGTCTTATAAAACTTGCAAAAAATATAGCATGACCTCTTTTCATTCTTGGTCTTGCAGTATCATCTATCATTTCTAGATCGCCACCTTCAAAATCATTTTCATTAGATAACAAACAAGTCATAGATATTTTTCTTACTGGAGGCTGTGCTCGCATGTCGGTGTCATTATCAGTATGCCACTCATAAAATGCACCTTCAGGATATTCTGTATATTGTGCATTTTCTGTAATTTGAATACCATCAAATCCAAAATGATTTATATTAATATTTTTAACCCATTGTTCAATTTTCTGATACATAGGTGCTGTTTCTTGATTATTAAAAGGTAACCATGAAATAGTTGTAATTCTTTTTTTACTATCATTAACACCTCCGCTTTCAACGTCTGGACTTTCTGTCTCTTTCTTTTTAGTTGCTGTTCCAACTTTTGCATCTTGTGGAGGCATACTCTGTCCTATTCTAATAATATGATCACACTGTTCTGGTGTAAAGATAGGTTCGTTAGTAGCAACAATATATGATTTCCATCTAGGTTCTAATAATATCATTGTGCCCACACATTCTTAATAGCTTGTTGCTTATGTTGACCAAAATATTTTCTTCCGTCCATAGCAAAAGATGTATATCTCCCTTTGGCTCTTACGTAATGTAAAAATACTTGCATACATTTTTCTCCAGAATAAGGTTCTCTCCAATGAGAGTATGCACAGCCTTCGTATGCTGCAGCAGATCCTGGTTTTGTAATTAATGAAATTGGTTTTGCATTTGGATCTTCTACGTAGTTTGTCGTGTTTGGATCCGTTGGTTTAGACATATCTAATTTATGAAACCATATAGGCCAATTTGTATTATCAGCAAAAATATTTAAAGTAACAGACACTTCACAAGAAGGTCTATCACTATGTCTTTTTAATTCTCCACCTTTGTAATACATTCTTGAAAAAGAATATGTAGGTAATAGTTCTTCACCAAAAGCTTTTTCTACTAAAGACTTTTTAGTTTTTAAAAAAGTTTCACTTAATGGATCACCATATACAGCAACTGAATCATTACATTGTCCACACGCTTCTAATCCAGGTTCTCTCACTAACCAATAGTTATGTGCTACTCTTAATTCTTCTTCGTTTAAAAAATTATCTATTTTTTTTATCATCTGGTATTTTATCTTTTTCCTCTTTTGTTAATTCTGTTTTAATTTTACCCTCTTTTGCTAATCTTTGAGCTGTCATTATTTGAGCAGCAACATTTTTTGCCCCGTCAGCATCATTAGCTTTATCAAAAAATTGCCAAGTTTTAAAGAGTCTTTTTGGTAGTGCGTCTTGTTGATGTGTATTAACATCTTTCTTATCAAAATTAGGATCTGATTGAACTAACTCATGTTTGAGTTTAGACCATAATCTTAACTCTCTCATTCTGTCTTTAGCTGTTAACAACATATCTGCTCTAGCAAATAATTTTTCATCCATCTTAATTAGTAATAATTCTTTTTCTAAATCGTCTTTTTCTTCTGCTATATCTCTTTCCAGTTTCTTTATTTCGATTTCATTTTTTCTAAAATCAAAAGATAAAAAAACCATTTGTTCAAAAAACACATTCTGTTCTCTTACTGCTTGCCAATATTTAGAAGCTGGTGTTGGATGTTTAAGATCGTTTAAAACGGATATTCTCATTTCTGTTTCTGTTCTAAACATTTGTTTTTTAACCCATGAATCTTGTAATTCATTTTTCATAGATTTAAAATCTTTGACTTCATCATCACTTAATATACTAGATAAGTGTTCATCCATTGGCATCAATGGATTTATTTTCTTCTTTGACATTTTAATTTACACCTTGCATTAGATTAACTGTTAACACATGTATACATGATTTGACTACCATTTGTCAATTGGACAGGACTGTTTTTTTCCTCTTGCTTTTAGAGGCATAAAACAATTACATATTTTACAAAAACCATGTCTATAATTTTTGCACTTTTTACACACCATTATTCTTTCTTTAAAAGACCTTATTTTATTTTTTTTTTTTCTGAGCTTCTTTTAGAATCTTCAAGTTTAGGATCTTCTTTAATCATCCTCTCAAGAGTAGAGAGTTGACCATAGACATTCATTTTATCTATGAAAGGAGAATCTTTACTTAAAGATTTTTTTCTATTTTCAAACTGATACTTATAACTTAGAGCTTGGTGTGTATTAACGTTTTGTTTATCAAAAGTGTCATTATCATATTTCTTTTTTAAGTCAGACCACATCTTTAATTCTCTAATTCTATCTTTTGCAGTTAATTCAAAATTTGATTTGTCAAACAATCTTTTTTCTAACCTAATCTGATATCTTGCTTTTTTAATTCTATTAGTTTCGTTTTTAATTTTTTCTTCTAGTTCCTCAATATACAAATCATTGTCTCTATACTGAAAAGATAAACCTATTAATTCTTTAAAATAAACATCTTGCTCTCTAACACATTGCCAATATTTAGATGCTGGTGTTGGATAATGAGCATCATTTAAAACTGAAAACTCTGCTTCTGTTTCAGTTCTATAAATTTGTTTTTTTGTCCAAGCGTCTTTTAATTCTGGAATTAACGACTTAAAAGTTTCTAGATCTTCTTTCTCTAATAAAACGTCTATTTTTTGTGCAGCCTCTTTAGTTGTGCTAACAACGTCAAATTTTTTTGTATCATTCTTCATCACAGTATATTTGTTATAATTATAGGTTATAACAGAAAAGTCAAGATTAGTCTAATGATATGTCTTTTGCTACAATAGATGGACTAGTAGTAGTAAATAATTCTACAGCAGTTAAATAGCTAGTGCTAGGACTATTGCCTCCAGCATAAAACATTGATGTTGGTGTGCCTCCAACTCCACCATCAGAATCAGTTCCACTTTTAGCAGTTCCTGATGACCAAGCAGAACCACTCCAATTAAGAGCAGATGATGGCCCAACATAAACTCCAGTAGGCATGCCTCCTCCACCAAAAGTAGTTACGTTTGCACTTGTTGATGGAAAATTTCCTGGTGATGATGCCCAAGTAGATCCATTCCAAGTTTCAGTTACATTTGAGCCAGCACAATAAGGGGGTGCACATCCTGCAAATGCAATTCCTGATGGGAAAGTTCCACCACTACCGCCGTTTGATCTATTTGTGTTTAAGGCTGGTGCTGATGCCCAGGCTGTTCCATTATAAGTATTAGAAGCACCTGGAAAACCTGTTGGAGGAGAGGC